GCGTGCGAGCCATGTCACCCTGCGCGACCTTGCTCGACTGATACGCAGCGACGAGACGCAGAAGGGTCTTTTCCGCGTTCGTCATGTCCGCGACATTCTTGCGAATACCCATCGAGAGCGCGAGTTCCTTGATGCGGGTCAGGCTGACATCGACGCCAAGGGATCGCATCGCACGCGCCTGTCCTGTGAGCACACCCTGCATCTTGGTGAAGACATCTTCAATCTTCATGTTACGCAAGGAGGCAAAGTCAAGTGTGAGTCGGGTCAGCACTTCAGACAGGGCATAGGCGTTCTTGTTCGCGATGCCGCTGGATTCAGCAATCTGGAAGAAGGTGGACTGATACTCCATGAGGCGCTTCGGGTCCATACCGAACGCAGCGCTCAGAGAACTCACAAACTGGTTCGCCTCACCGATGTTGTTACGCATCGCAACCTGAAACAAGTTCAGAGTCTCGATGAAGTCGATAGCCCCACCGACCGTCACCTTGAGAACTCCAGCAAGCGCGGTCAGGGCGAAGAAGGCGAAGAAAATGGTGGAGCGCAACTGAATGAACGACCCACCGAGGGTCTTAGTTGCCGCGCCGCCCGTCTTAGCCATCGTACCGATAGTCGCCGTGACAGACTGTACCTTGTTCTTCACGGCGTCAAGGACGCTACCTGTCGCAGCAGCGCCAGTGACCGCCTCGACAGCGCTCGTACCCGCGCCAGCCGTAGCCGCAGCGACCTCAGACGCGGCACCCGCACCGACGCCCGAAACTGCCGCAGCGCCAGGAAGCGCGCTTGCCGTGGACATCTTAGCAGCATTAGCGCCCGCGTTTGTACTCACACGGGCAAGGGCAGGACCAAGGGTGGCAAGTTTGGTCAAGGTTGGACCGAGGGTCAGCGCCAACCGAGACAGAGAGGCAGTAAGTAGGTCGATACTAGCCGCAGCGCTGCCTGCTTCGGCTACGACATTGATAGCAAGTTCGTCTACCGTGATGGAGTCTGCCATCTACCTAACATCCATTCAGGTATGAAAACGGGGCGAGCACACCCATTATGTGCTCGCCCCTGTCGGTTTCTGCAACGAAAGCGCGGCTGCGACTGCCAAGAAATCGGCGTGCATCTTTCGCAACTCCCGCTCCTTCTTCTGAGCCTTCAACTGCTCGTCCAACTCGTAAGCGATGATGGGTTCAGAAGGATACTTTGCCGAACTGGACTTGGAGAACGCATGGGATAGAACCGCACTGACTGCGAGCATGACATACCTTCCGGTATTCCACGCCTGCACATCGTTCTGAATCGCGTCGTTGCGTTGCTTGATTGTGTTGCTCGCGATGGCGAACTTCACTATCTCAGGGTCGCCATGCCAGAACTCGTCGTAGGTGACGCCAATCGTGAGTACCTGAGAGCACAAGTCTTCGAAGTAGTCGGAGATTGAGTCGTAGTGCTTCTCAGACTTCTGCGAATCAGAGGCTACTTCTTCTCCGACTCGCCCAAGCCGAAAAGTTCGGCATACTGCTCCGACAGACTCTCGAACAGGTCTTCGAACTCAACCACACCTGAGTCGAGCAGGTCGTCCAGCATAGCCGCAGCTTTGTTCGGGTTGAACTTGTACTGGCTGAACAGAGCCGCAAAGAACATCAGGGCAATAGCCGACTGCGGCTTGCCCTGAATCTGTCCAGTGTCGAGACCCTGCGACTCAGCGGCACGGATGCCTGCACGAGTCATTTTCAGTTCGTAGGTCTTGCCCTCATGCTCCACGCTTGCAATCATGTGCTCTCTCCTTCACATGGTCTGTCAAATGTGCGACCATTTGGGGCTGGTCGCCCACCCATCAAGACTTAAGAAACCTCGTCCTCATCGACCTCGATAAGTGCGGTAGCCTGCGAGATGTAGAGGGTCGTGGTCGCAGCCGCGTCAACCGCAGCCTCACCGGGAGCCACAGGCAGAACCTCGCCGGTCCACCAGTACCGCTTGGACAGCGGAGCGGGGAACACGATGGAGAAGGCGCGGGCCTTGCCAGTAGCCGCGTCAGCAGCCGCAGCGTTCGCAGCCTCGACGAGTTCGGGCGTCATGTTGGCCTTGAACTCGAACGAGCCGCCGAGGTCCATGAGACCATTGATGTACGTCTTCTGGCGCAGTTCAGCCAGCGTGGTCGTATCAATCTTGGCGGGTGCCGCGTTCATTGCAGGGGTAGAAGTGATGTCGGGAATCTCAGTCCACGAGGACGGGATAACCGGAACACCATCGGTCACGGTGGACTCACCGTAGTAGACCTTGATGCCAGCGGTGCTCTGTGCCATTGAAGTTACTCCTTATCGTCTGTACGAATAGCCATACGAATCTGCCACACACTCTCCGCGCCAAACATTCGAAAGCACATCTGGTGTGACAGTTTGTGCCGGACGCCCTGATTTCCGAGTGATTGCGTAGGCTTCACTCAAAGTGTCGCTCACTTCCGCCATCAGTCGTCGTCCCGCATCCCACATACTCAGAACCGTTCCATCTGTATCCTTGCAGGAGCGAGTCAGAATATCAACTTGGTATCCCAGAACCGTTCGTTCCTCGTCGTTCACCGTGGCATACCCCTTCGGGATGTTGGTGATTTCGTGCAGGACGAGCATGGGATACGCTTTCGGGCTTTCGTCGTATGGCTTTCGAACATTCACATTCGGGATGGAAAACTCATGCTCCTTCAGCGTTGCAAGGATGTCGTCATACAGTGACCGCACGAAGCAACGCCTCCTTTATCACTTGTCGCGCCGGAGCCAACGCGCTTACATGACGCATTGCGGCTGCGGCGTTAGCCATCGGTGCCTGTGGGAGAAGACCGAAGGAGATGGTCGGTTCCCCACTACGGTCATCCAGATAGACCCACGCTTGCTTGGTCGGGTCTGGATGATAGCCCGCAGCAGCCATCGCCGCGTTCGGATACGCACCCGCCGCACCAGCAGCGCCAGTCCCGAATTCAAGGAACGGCACTTGTGCTCCGCGCCAGATAACATCATGTCCTGGGAGACCAACCTCAACACTGACAGCGTTCGGGTCTCCGCCCATATAGTTACCGTCTACATCCGATATGGAGGTGATTCCCGCGCGTACATCCAAAGCGATGCTCGCACATGTCGCCTGCTCGATGTCAACTTTGACCTCATCACGAAGACCCAGAGACAGGTTCTTCATGCCAGCAATCAGACTGCGAACATCTGCTACACTAAGAGACAGGGTTCTCTGAGGCATCTGAACCCAATCGTTTGAAAGAGACCTCTGTGACTCCGATACCCGGCGCAAGTCCTACGATTTCAAAATCGGCATCTGCGGCAAGCGAATCGAACTCGCCCGGTGCCACATCCATCCACACCCTATCAAATCGTTTGAGACCTTCGACTTCCGTGTTCGAAGTCATTGCTCTCCGATCATCCCTATACTCAGGACCAGCCGCGAGAGTTTCTGGGTTCAAGGTTCGCAAGGTGCTCAAGACTCGCCAATTCCAGCGATGCAGCACCGGAGTGCCATACTGCCGTACACCATTCTCGATGAAACCCGACGCAATCCACAGAGGGCGTTTGAGGTTTTCAGCGAAAGGCATGGTTAACCAGTTTCGACAGGAATGGCGATGCGTCCGAGCATAGACTTTGGGAAAGACCCCGCCTCGAACGCTCTGGACACACCGTTCTCTGAAAATGAAATCGTGCCGTCCACTCCACGCTTCTGATACAGATACACACCCATCTCGATTGCGAGACTGGCGTAGGCTGTTTCGAAGTCCTCCGTGGGAGTGAGGCCACGATAGAACTTGATGGTGTCCACAGCGGCGTTGGCGGCGAGTTCAGCCACCGCAGTCTCGGCGGGTGTGGGGCTATCAACCCCACACCACGCCAAGACCGACGAGGCGATGTCAGAGGTAAGCGCTATGACATCGAAAGCCATTGAGTCGCCTAACTAACTTCGTTAACGACATACATCTGCGGAGCCGTGAACGGAGTGGTCGTGGTCGCAAGACCAGTAATCTTCGCGTGCATCCACTCGTGTCCAGAATCGAGACCCCACTGACCGAAAATCTGTCCAGCCTCGCCCGCGCCGGTCTTAGCCAGCGGCTCGTAGAAGAAGTTGCCCTTGCCGGGAACATCGTTGAGCACGTTATGACAGAGACCAAGATTTGCGAACGTCGCGGTGCCGTTGGGCTGATAGCGATGTCCACCCTCAAGGAACTTCAGGGTACCGAACGGAGTGAGATACGAAAGCAGGTTGGAACCCGCAACCGTGTTGTCATCCATCGAGGCACGCTGACCCTGATTGAGAATGATTTTGTTCAACTGAACAATCTGCTCGGGGTTCAGAATACCAACAACGCCCTGCACACCATACGGAGAGTTGATGGACAGGTACTTGGCAACGTCAATGAGCATATCGGGGACAAGTTCGTCTCCACCCGCAGTAACGACACCAGATGTGATGGCGGCGTTCAGGCCGCGCGTCTTGTCAACCATGTCAGGAGTCGTAGCCAGCGAGTACACACCGTTGAGAATGGTATACTCGATGTCGTTGCGAATCTCAGCGAGACGGTTGGCAATCTGGAACGAGGTCTCAGACGGCACGTTGTTGGACAGACCTTCGAGGTTCAGACCCGTCAGCGAACGCTGGTCAGACATCTTGCGGTATGTCACGGAGACAGCGCGGTGGAACATCTGGGTGACGTTCTTGGCCTGAGTCCGCTCAGTGAAGGTCGGCGTCGGAGCCGTCAGTGAGGCGGTCTCAGAAATCGCGGGCTGCGAGGCGGAGCCGATGGAGAACTCGGAACCAGTCAGGAACTCGCGGGAACCGACAGTGACCCCACCGAGCATATTGAACAGCGGGGTGCGAACGTCGGTCTTATTGAACAGAACTCCGGCAACATTTACCGGGTCGAAAACGCCAGCAACACCACTCGGAAGCGCCATGTTATGTACTCCTTGTTCGGGTTATGCACCCGTGGGGTTCATCAGCAGTTCAATAGCCATTGCTTCGTCGCCACTCTTGATTGCGGCGGCTGCGGCTGCTGCATTTCCCACGGGGGCGGACTGTGAGTTTGCGGGAGCGGTGGCATTACCCAAGAGGATCTGCTTCGCCGCATCGACTTCAGTCTTGACACTGTTCTGGTGAAGCATCACGAATGAATCCAGTGTAGTGCCGAGCATTTTGTCATCTACGTTGACGAACATCGGGAGGAGAGATTCGATTGCATCGTCCGAGAGTCCAGCCGCAGCCAACTTCTTAGCCGTCACAAGCCCCTTGCGGTCGATTGCGAGTGCCTTCTGCGCGTCAGCGATTTCCTTGCGCTGGATTTCGAGTTTGCCTGCTTCATCAGCCTCAAACTTGGCACGCTCGCGCTCCAACGCATCGGCAATCTTAGTATCCGTGTCGGCGGCTGCGGCGCGTTCAGCGTTCTTGCGCGCGGTCTCCGATGCGGTGCTGGCCCTACGGTCGGCCTCTACCTGAATCTCGGCCCACTGTTCCTCTGTGAAATCTTCCTTCTTGAGTGCCATGTTGCTATCTCCCTGTCAGTGTCGGATAAACGACCCTGCTATGAAACAGCAGTTCCGCCATCGTTCCCTGTCTGCGACTGTCCGCCCTCAGACGAGTTCGGCTTGTCGGTTGTTCCCTTGGATGCTTGGATAAGAGCAAGGTCGCTTGCGGCCTTTGCTGCATTTTCCTTAGCAATAGCATCCATACGCATTATAACATCACTGACATTATTAGTCAAACCAGCGATGTCCAAAGCATCCTCGGGAGCCATAGCCGCGCTACCCGAAAGAATCTGGAATACCTGAGCCTTGGACTGAAGATTCGCGGTCTTGTTGCGGTTGAAGTGGATGTCCACATCGGCAGCGTTGATGTTGGAAACTTCTTTGTTCACATCTAGGATATAGAGGATGACTGCGAGTGCGTTGCGTTCGGACTGGATGAAGTACGGCTCTTTTGCCGCAGCCACAAGGTCGATGTCCTGCCAACCGTCACGCAGGAACACCGCGTCGCCTGTGTCTCCCCCGCCACCACCGCGCGTCTTACGGTCAGGCACACCAACGATGACTCGGAGAGTGGATTCTAGATAATCACGCAGCGCTACACCGATGTCAGCGTTCATGGGTTGACTGATGAAGTCCACCACAGGCGTAACACCGGGCGGGATATTAGCCACATTGAGGAAACCGTTGAGTGAGAGTTTGTCGAAATCGTCCTTGCCGAGTTCCATACCCATCGCAACCAGAATCGAGTTGACCGCCTGCTGGATGTCGTTCACGCCGTCAGAAGTCACGGCATCAAGGGCATCCATGATGGAGGTCGCCATCTCCCAATCACCGAGCCGCCAGAGGTTGTTCTGGTACTCGACGATGGGGAGCCAGCCGCCGAACGAGATGTCGGTCGAAGTCTGAAGTTCAAGCGCTCCACCCGCAACGGGGTCATAGCCGCCCGTGAAGTTGTCCTTGAACACGAACATCTTGGTGGGGGTGTAGACCTTGTAGTAGACGGGACCATTAACGGGAGCACCTGGAATCGTGAGTTCGGGAGCACCCTCATACGAGGTTACTGCATAGATTGGCAGTTTGCTAGGGTCTGCCGGGTAGACAACAAAGGTGTTCATCGGGTCGAGTCGCAGCAGGTTGAGTTTGGTGCCGTTGACCGGATTCTGCTCGGTGAAGCAGCCACGGAAACCGACGCCACAGATGGAACAGTCCTCCGCAATCTGGATGTCCACGAGTGCCTTGTTCTCAGCGTTCAGGGCGTTGACAAAGTTCTCCATCTGCTTGCGGAACTTGCCCTGTCGGTTCGTGTACTGAATCGGCTTGCCAAGGAAGTAGCCCACGATGTCGCGGGTGATGGAGTAGGCGTAGTCCACCGTAATCTTGTTGTCCACATCGGTGCGTGTGGTCTTGAGTCGTGCGTTGATTGCCGGATGCCAGCCACGCAGGTACTCCTGCAACTGCCGAATCTGGCGACGGTTGTAGGCGTGCATGGGCAGCACGCGCGCGAGGTCGGCTTTGATAGCCTCTGCCGTGAGTCCATCAACGGTGAGGTTGGTATACAACCGACTACGCCCGCTCAGTACCGATGTTGGGATATTGGTGAACGACATCCTGCTACCCTTCTATTCGTAGACGATACCGTTAGGCGCGGCGAAAACTCCGTCGATTGCAACCACAGGGAACAGGTTGTAACATCCGTTCGGTTGGATATACATGACCGCGAAGCCATTTGTCCAAGCGTTGGGCCGGTTGAGAGCATACGATGGATTCATGTGGCAAGCGCACGGAATCTGTGTAGCAGCGTAGGGTAGGGAGTCCATCGGTGTCACGAGCGTGTGCGTCTGAAGTGTGTGCCCGTGTCCATACATGATGCTGCGACCGTACACCTGCGCGGTTTTCATGGCGTTGTGAATGTTGGTGTATGTCCCGTGCATGGAGTGAAGGTGCCCGTACTTGGCGGTCTTGCCGTAGTCGAGTACCCGCCAGCCGTCGAGGTGCAGATGCTCCTCAAGTTCGATGAGACCTTCCATCTCAGGATGTTCCTGAATGTACTGCCGTATCCAGTCCTCGTGATTGCCGAGGTGGAACACCCGCTCTACATCGTCACGAAGGATAGCCTCAAGCGGGTCGAGCACATCGCGGTTGAACTCAGCGTAATCCTTCTTCAGTCGCTTACCCTCAACGACCTGCCGCTTGTTACCGACCCAATGCGACACGACCTCAAGGTCTTGGTTGTCGCCACCGAACACGAAGATGTCGGGGTCTAAATCCTCTGTGAACTTGAGAATGTTGCGCCACAATTTCTTGTCGTGCTTCGGGTGGTGCAGGTCGAACACCGCGATTCCTTTACGCACCTTCGGAGCCGACTCGACTCCACCGAACCAATCAAGGTCGGGATACGCTTTCTTGGCTTCCCGAATCAGCCTGCGAGCACTACCGCCGTCGATACCGAGTGAGACGCCGAGTTGTTCTCCGCTGAGATGGCAGTACATTTCCCACCATTCACGAGTGCGAGGCATAGGTCTCCTTCGTGTTGCCGGTTAGACGTGTTGCCTGTCGTAGATAGTCACGGTAGCGTTGAGACTGCACCGCATCATTGCAGCAAGTCCCGCTAGAGAGTCAGGCGCGTCGTCGTTCTGGTTCTTGCCACTGAGGGTGTAGGTTGTGAGTCCCGTGAGGAAAGCACGGTACATCGGGGTGCAGGCATCAGATGACGGATGCAGGAATGTGAACTCTTTGATTGCCGGTGAGTGCTGAATGATGCGAGTCTCTTTGCTCTTGTTCGATGCCGCTCTGATGGCAGTAATATGACATTTGTGTCCAGTTGCCGCCACCAAATCAACCACATCGCGCGAGTAGAAGTCCCCACCGTTGTTCGCCTCGAACACAGCACGACGCACGAGTCGTTCTGTTAGTTTGCCAGCCACCAGTGGCTCGGTAGTCTTGTACCCGCCCTTCACGAACACCACATCAACAATCACAGGCGGGTCGTTGCCCCACTGATATGCGATGGGCATTGCAAGGTAGTCCTCGCCTCCGAACGCTACATCGCAGAACGCGAAGATGTCGTCTGGTGCGTCGTGGTCGGGGATGTCGTAGGTGTACTTCAACTCATCAGACGGGAACAGCAGTCCGGCACGCTCAATCGGCATCTGCTGATACACACATTGCCAAGTTACCTCGTCCTCTACGCGCCGACGTTCGCGGTAGTATTCCGTGCTGAATCCGACGCCATATGGGTAGTCGAAGTTCGACTCATCCGTGTCGGGGTCAAGCGCAGGCAGGGTGATGACTTTGCAGCGCGGGTTGTCCGCGTTCTGACGCTCTACCCACCCCATCGGGTCGTGAATTGACCAACGGGTGCCGATGTGGAGTTCCTTGCACCCTTCCTTCTTACGCGAGTACACATTGGTGACGAGTTTGTCACAGAGGATACGAAGGCGTGCCGGGTTCAGCGCTTCCTCGATGTCGCGTACCAAGTCGTCGCAGTAGAGTAGTTGCCGAGCCTCAGTCGCACCCGTCAGTGAGCCGTCGATGGCACGACAGGTGATGGACTTGTACTTCCGAGTCGCCTTCTTACCGTCATCGCGGAAGTCCAGCGTGAGGTCGTCTGCGCTGATACTCACAAGGTCGATGAGTGGAAAGATGGCACGGTAGTTGTAGTCGGAGTCCTCGTAGACTTCCTTGATGCCCGAATAGAACATCTTGGTAATCTTCTCGGCATACCCCGTTGCCAGAATCGGCGCATCAGGATTGCGTCCTGTGAGCCATGAAAGAAACAACAGGCCGAGGGTACTTTTGCCAACGCGAACGGGCATCGAGAGTTCGATAATGTCATAGAGGTCGTTGACCATCATATCGGTCAGCGCGTCAACCGCTTCCCGCAGCACAGACATACGCGGCTGGTAGAAGCGGGACTTCGCCGGTCGCTTCCACTCAAGCGCTATGAGGTAGTCATGGAAGTTGTTGGGAGCGCGGGTGATGTACGCACGCTCAAGCGCCTTGTAGACTTCCACTTTTTCATACACTGGGGCATCGGTGGACATGAAAGGTACACCGAGAGCGATGACAGACGCTGCGATGTCGTCAGAGGGGGTGCTCTCCTTGACTCGCATGTACCGAAGTGCATCGCCCGCCATGATTCGGTCGTAGGTACTGCGCTTTCTGTTCTTGACGATGGCCGCGAGAGTGGCCGCATTCGCAGTTGTTGTCATGCTGCCCATTGTAACAGAATATGAGAGAAAATGCAAGAATCCACCGATTTCTCAGTGGATTCTCACGGCTACGCGATTACCGTAGCGGGGTTACTCTGTCGATACCTCAGCTTCGGTGTCCTGATACCCGCTCTTGCGAGCCACAAGGGTCCAGATGCTTCCCACGGGCAAATCGTAGGAGTAGTCACCGTCAGCGTCCGCGTCGAACTGATACGCGGCCTCGTTCCCATGATACACCGTCACCCGACCATAGGGCATGACTCGTCCGAGTTTCGATCCATCAGTACCGAGGGTGTCCGGGGTGATGGTGACGACATCACCAAAGGTCTCCCCGCCGTAGGCACCGATGCCGTGGTCGGCGGTAATCTGAGCGGCAGTGACTGCGGCAATCGCAGCACGCTCACCCGAGGAGAGGACGGTCGGGTTCACCGTGACCGCAGGAGCGGAGACCGTGCCACTGAAGGTCGGTGTCGGGATGGCATCGATGGCCTCGACAACGGGGGTCATGTCGATTGGGGCTGCGGGGAGTACAGGCGAAAGCGCGAGCACTTCGAGTTTCGTAGCCAGTCCGCTGATGTCGGGTGCGGCCTGTACCTGTGACAGACCAAGGATGGCGAGGCCGAGTTCAGCGTTCGTCGGCAGGTCGTCTATACTCGGCGGTGCGGTGTATCCGGTCGTCGCCAGTCTAGTGCTCACAGCAGCGTCGATACGTCCGAGTTCGGTTGCGAGGTTCGTGCGAACAGCCGAGGCGATGGTCGAGACGTCGGGGGCGGCAGCAATCATGTTCGCTGCCGTGACCTGACCAGACCCGTCAGTCGCAATCTTGTTCGCGGGAGTGACCAGCAGCATATTAGCCACAGCAGAGGCGATGGTCGCGGTGGACAGACCCGCAAGGTTCACGTCGGCTGCGTTGATTGCGCTCACGATGGCAGCGAGCAACTGCTGACCGTCAGCCTCGCTGATGAGTGCCGCTTCGATAGCCGCCGTGAGGGTAGCGCGCTCACCCGTGGTGAGAGCCATCGAGTCGCCAGCCTTCGCCGGAGCGTAGTTCGGCTGCGAGGCTGCGAGCGCCACAGCGGGCACGGTGCCAGTGATGTTGGTGACTGTACCCATGTTGGAGCCGACTGCGGCGGGGGATGCGGGGAGGTTCGTCGTCTTGGAGTTGATGCCCGACAGTTGCGTATCGAGGTTGGCGGTGGCGAGTCCGAGCGCGGTGCGCGTACCATCCGCATCCAGCCCCGCTACGATGGTGTCCGTCTTGGCCTTGATAGCCGCGTTGTCACCAGCGCCGCCCGACTTCACGACGGCGAATGAGTCGCCCGTCTGCGGCTGGTGTGTGCCCGTGGCGATGGTGCCGATCAGTCGGCCTAGGATGGTCGTGTGCGTGTCGGTGTAGATGTTGGCCGTGTCCGTCTTGATGTTCGCCCGTGCCGTCACGGCGGCGACCAGTCCGTTCGTGCCGTCGTTGGCAATCGCGTACGTGTCGCCGGTCTGGTCGATGCTGTGGTCGAGCGGCACCTGCAACACGACCGGCACCATGTTCGCCGCACCCTTGAGGTACACGGTGACGAAGTTGACGCCAGAAGAAGAAGCCACAGCTGCGTCGGGGAGTCCGAGTTGGTACGAACCCGGCGCGTTGGTCGCGTCTGAGGCGACGAATCCGCCCGAGACCCATGTACCCTTCGTCATAGTGGCCAGCGAGATGGCCGTCCACGCGCCCGTCGCGTTCTGGCGCGAGTAGTACGCCGTCAGTCCGCTGGTGTTGTAGACGAGGCCCGCGAGCCGCGCGCCCGTGGTCGAGGACGAGTCGAGCACGTCGAACTCGACGATCTGTGAGGTGGCCCCCGCCTTGATGGGGTGTGTCGTGAGCATCTAGCACTCTCCATTCACGGCGAGGAACATGCGGATGGGGCTGCTAGGGGCCGCCCAAAGCGTGTCGGTCGGAAAGTCCAAGTAGGACTCCCGATTGCCGTAGAACATCGCGGGCTTTGACGATGCATTCGAGGTCGTGGTCGCGGCGAATGTTATGGTCTGCGCACCGATAGTCTTTCCAGACCCGAACTGCTGCGAGCAGAAAAGAAGCGTGGTAGGGGAGTTTCCGGGGGTCATGTTTATCTGAAACGCGTCGGTTGCCGCTACGGTAGTTGACGCGAACGAAAACGTGTCAGTACGGAGTGCCTTCGACATGTTCGCAGAGTGCATAATCAGGGCGGTGGTACTGCCAACCTGCGTCGTCGAACCGGCTGACGTGCGCTTGTAGATTCCGAACGTCATGTAGTTGGTGCCGTTTCCCTGCACGGCAGATGATTCCGCTGTTGCGTCGGATGTATCCGCCCCACCATTCCACACACTAGACGACTGCCGCGTGCCTGCACCGCCGTTGCCTAAGTAGAGTCGGGTGGCCATTATTTGGCCTCAATCAGGGTCGAACCAGCACCGACGAACGACTCCATGAAGGCGTTGCCACCATCATGCGCACCGTGCAGTTTCGCTTTTTGAGTTTGATTTAGGCGCTTCTTGGGTTGCTTCTTACGCGGCATGGACAGTCACCGTCCCATCCTCTGCGACCTCGAACCAATCGTATCCGTTCGGATTGCTCGTCGCGTCATAAGCGAGTTCCGCGTGCAGGGAACCGTTGTCGTCACGAATGGACACGCAGAAGCAAGGCTGGTCAGGTGCTTCCTGTGATGCACACCATGTATCGACTCCCGACTCGTCTACTATTTCGGGGCGGTACGGGTCGGCCATCGTGCCGGTACCAACCTTTCCACAGATGTAGTAGCGAGCCATTTACGACCTCCCATCGTGGATGGTGATGAACGCGGTGATGGTGCCGTCGCCGTTATCGAAGTGCTTGGAGTTGCGCGTGCGGCGACCTATAATTTCCTGCGGCATGGTGCTCCCCTAGATTTCATTGAGTGGTGTGCCTGCCCCTACACACCCATCGCGCCCCGTAACACAGAACCTTATGCGCGACCGCCCGTGTTCTTTTAGTCGAACGACTACGACTCTGAGTCAGCCGGTGGCAGCCCACTCTTGGTCTGAGTCGAGGTGTTGAAGAACGCCATGAACGCCGTGAGAGCCGTGATGATACGGATGACCGTCTCGGTCACGCTGTTGAGCTGAGCCGTCGTGATGACGTTGAACGCGAGCAACACAGTCGCGCTAGCAGCGACGATGCCATAGATTGCTCTGCGTCGAGCCGGAGTGAAGAACTCCATGAACTTCTCAAGCATGGTGGACCTCCTAAGTCTGCTGTCATTATACCACAGGATGAATCATCAGTCTATATGATGCGTGGGTCTGTGAGTAGCCCCGCCATCTTCATCCCGACGGTTGTCGCCCGATCCACCCGAGCGCCCTGTGGGTACGCTCGTCCCTCGAAGGTGACGGACTTGCTGAGTTTGACGGGATACGCCAGTGGCACTAACACGGGGGCAGATTTGTCCACAATCGGAAGTTTCACCAAATCGCGCGTCTCATGGATGGTCAACCGCCCGATGCCCGCGATGTCGTAGGTCCGAGGTGCGACCCACCATACGGGGGCGTCATATTCCGCGTTCAGTAGCGTCATGTCCCGACGCATCGTGTCAATCTCCGCCTCGTGCTCCGCAACCTCTTTGTAGAGTTGATTCGGAGCAAGCCGGGAGTACCCCATGTCGCTCTCAACCTTGATAGCGGTACACGAGTTCGCCATCTCGCCCTTGTGCGACCGCCATAGGTAGTGGGGTGTATTCGGCACCGTCCGGATGGTCAACCCAGCGGCCCACCAGCGCGCGTGGATGAGCACATCCTCAGCCCCCGCCACATACTGCAACGGACGCTCGATGTTGATCACGCGAGGACGCATCATCACGGCGGGAGTCGCCACTGGCTTGTGATAACTCGACCGAGTCCATCCCCAGACTTCGGGGCGTGCATACTGCGCTTGCTCGCTATACGCCAACCCTGCCCAGAGTGCGTCTGTTTTGGTCGTCATACCGATAGGGACCAACCCACAGAACGCCGCGTCACACTCAGGATACGCGGCGAGATACTGTACCGAATCCTTCAGGCGATCCGGATGGAATATGTCGTCATCATGGAGCCAGCACGCCACTCCATCCCCGCCCCACAACTCCCGCAAGTGCTCATGCGCGGCGCATCCTGCGTCGTCATGCGGAGGGAAGTGCTCGAACTGTGTCTTACGCCGGAAACCGACTGGCATTTTGGCCAATATCGACTGTGCTCGCCCCTCCCCCGAGGTGTCGAGAAGGACGAGCCGCCACGGGAAGGTCTGCGCTGCCACAGAATCCAGCGCCTCTTTGAGAAACGCGCCACCCCGATACGACGGCACCATAATGGTGACGCTATCTATCGGGGTCTTGTCTAGTGCGAGTCGTCTGGGTGGTGTGTAGGCCATAGAACGCCCTCCTCAGTGATGTGTCCGCAGACACAGTCGAAATCAGCCAGAAGTGGGCGCATGTGCGCCGTATGCTGCTCGTCGATGGCCCCACCATCGTCGGTGAGGATAGCCGCGCGATATGCCTCCCCCGTGGTGAGGAGACAGCCCATCCCACAGCCATCGACGGGGTGAATGCCCTCGCGCATCCCCTGTGCAGGATAGATGACGGGTCTGCGACACTCGTGACGGGCTATCTGTATCCCCGTGGCGTGCGGACCTATCGCGCTGAGGCGCGCATAGATGTCGGGAGGGACGAGGATGTCGTCCTCGATGCACAGGAGCGGCCCGTCTGGGACGAGCATCTGAGAAAGTTGCCGCATTATCCGATGACGGGGTCTGCGTGCGAGTCGTCCCTGCAACGGTGGACCATTCGTGGTGCGATACGACTCCACCACGAACCCGATGTGCTGCAATGACACCACCCAAGCGTCGCATCCGGGGGCATCTTGGATAAGCACCATCCGCTCGCGGGGGATGTCGGACGCAGCGATAGCGGCGCACACCGCCTCGCGGGTCTCTGGACGAGTGACGGGTATCAGTGTAGTCAGCATGGCGACACTATACCAGAAATCTCCTCAGAAGTCGAGAAAATGCTTGAATCTCGGGGTTTCCTGTGCTAGACTGACCTCAACACCCACGAAAGGGGAGAGATGCCAGACCGTATCGGATATGTCCGGATACCGTTCGCCCGATTGGTGCAATCCGCCCGTCATCTCGGCTCTCAGAGGTGCGAAGCGTGCCCTCCGGGGACCGAGAAGTGCTGGATACAGCGGGAACTGAATCCGTTTCTGTCCGGAGACGCGGTTGACAACGAGTGTGCGGAGTGCTGGCTGCACTTTTTCGTTGCCGGGAGCCTCTGATGAACCCGCACGGCACCTGCGACGACTGTTTGTGGTCCACCGTGCAGCGTGAACCGGACATCAGTGGTGATTGGCTCGTCTGGCGCTGCTGGAAATACCCCGGATGTCCTGTCGTGCGGCTCTCGACGGTGCGGGATCACATGCCGCCCGCGTGCGAGTGCTGTCTGAAGGAGAAGAAACTCTGATGCCCACCTACATCCTCAAATGCACGGAATGTGGCTGGAAGTGGGAGGAACAGCGTCCGATGAGCGAGGTTAACAATCCTGCCGTGTGCAAGAACTGTGGTGGCGCGGGGCAAGTCGTCATCAACTCAGCACCGACGATCCCGTGGTATCCCGATTCGACCAGACTGCTGAAGTCATGAGAGGACAGTTCATACCTGACGACAACACGAACGGCGGGGTGGGTTGTCTGACCCTCCTGTTCCTGATATTCCTCGTCCTGAAGCTCACCGGACTCATCGCGTGGTCGTGGTGGTGGGTCACGCTGCCGCTCTGGGGACCGGCTATCCCGTTCCTCCTCGTCATCCTGTGGGTCATCTGTGCGCGTATCGTGTCCGGTCGGGTGTTCAAGTGAGCGACGAGACACGAGTCGTGGACCCCGATACAGGCGGCGAGAAAGGCATGAAGCTCGAACGCTACGATCTCATCCCGGTCGGCCCGCTCGAAGATGTAGCGAGACACTACGGGCGGGGCGCGGCCAAGTATGCCGACCGCAACTGGGAGCGCGGCTATTTCTGGTCTCTGTCATTCGCTGCCATGATGCGCCACGCGTGGGCATTCTGGCGCGGAGAGGATAGCGACGAGGAGACTGGCAGTCCGCATCTTGCCGCAGTAGTCTTCCACGCATTCGCACTCATGGAGTTTTCCAAGACCCATCCGGAGAAAGACGACAGGAGTCTCAGATGAAGGAACTGCTCTACAATGTCCCCACCGCGCCGTGCAAGTGTGGCATTCTCGCCCTCGATGGCGACCCGCTGGACTGGCCGCTTGAGGACCGCCCCGTCATCTATGTCGCGGGCTATTATAGCGCGTGCCCGACGCACGGTGTCCGCAATGCGGTACAGGCTTACGAGGAGCTTCTGGCCGTGGGCTGGATACCCCTCGTCCCGCACGCCAGTATGCTGCTCGACATGCTCGCTCCCAACACCCCGGACTTCTGGTACTCCTACGATCTGGCGCTGCTCGCGCGCTGTGACGCGATGTATGTCTGTTCCGACATACTCACCCGTGACTCGACTGGCGTGGACAAGGAGATCACCTTCTGCCTGACACACGATATTCCAGTGTATTATGAGGTCATACCGGCAAAAGATAGGTATTCACGATGACCGCGCGAGCCGAGATTCGATATCTCGAACAAGATTGTGGATACGAGACGCCGTGCTGGGTGTGGCAGTTGGCACGAAATCATCATGGATACGACATTGTTCGAGATGGAATCTCACGAATCGCACACCGAGTCTACTGGGAGCGCGAAAACAGGCCGGTGCCTGATGGGTTGCAACTCGATAATCTCTGCCAGAATCGTTCCTGTGTTCGACCGTCACATCTCGAACCGGTGACGAATACTGAGAATGCGCGGCGAGGAAGGAAATCGAAACTCACCCTCGCGGCGGCACGCGAAATCAGACATTTGTTAGCCAACTCCCAGCTACAACAACGAGACATTGCCGAGATGTTTGGAGTAACCCAAGAGAACATTTCGAGCATAGGCCGAAACCAAAGTTGGAAAGAGGAGGAAGCATGATAGCCCGACCCGCAGACGAATGGCTTTACAAAGTCATACTGAATGGTGAGGATGTGTCGAAGCGAGCATTCCTAGCCGTCGCCTTCTGTGGACTCGGATATGTGAAAGTCTACCGACACGATCACTTGTTTGATTTCCCTTATGTCGGAGCGGACGGACGGGTCGCCACGGAGACGGTGTGGGGACGAGTCAGTATCAAACGGAGGGGGCACCGATGACCGAAGTGCAGCGAGTGACCACGGAGAGCGGTACGACCTACGACTTCTGGCCGGGGATGACGTATGTGAGACGGAATCTCAGAGGGAGCCGTCCGATGCGTCGTGACGGTGAGTGGGTGCCCGTCGTCGGCGTGAATGTCGGCATGGGCAAGCCAATGGTCCTACATCTGACTGGTGTCGCAGAGACCGGCGACACCATGCGGACGACGACACCCGTGGTGTCCATCGAGCCTGTGGAAGTGGACTGGAACGACAACTTCTGATCTGGTAGGGACAGTCAAGACCCCCGAGCTGCGAGGCTACGGGGGTCTTTTTGTTTTCAGCGCGATTTCTGAGACTGGCTACTTCTTCTTGACGGGCTTCTTGACCTTCTTCTCGTCACCCTTGGTGAACGGAGCGGCCTTCTTGCCAGCGAACTTGGCTTTAGCCATCGTCGATCCTTTCGTCGAAAGTGGCACACTGAATGGAGTCCGAGGGCAGTATAGCACTTGGCGATTGAGGTGTCAATCATATTAGTAATTATAAGATTATACGCAGAGTAGGGAGAGCGTGCGTATAACGTTCAACATGGGACTTGTGTGTTATATTTTGTGTCGCGTTGATATGCTGTGGGGGTGATTATCGTGACGTGGACTATATCGGAGTATCGGAAGAGATAGACAAGTATCTCTGGGGATTGGAAGAAAGTGCCTTTTAGAGTGATGAGTTCTCCGAGGGACCGACACCGCGTGCGATGCGATTCGCTGATATAGGGGTGGGGTATCCCTTATGGCACAAGTTTCCAGCGCACGGATCAGGCTAGGCAAGTACCATGCCAAGTATCCCTATACTATGCAACAAAACGACGAACGGCATACCCATTTAGGGGTACAAGAACCATGCCAACATGCACTACAAGAACCATGCCAACATGCACTACAAGAATCATGCCATTGTGCCATGTACTGCACGACATCATCGCTTTACTGTGATGTAGTAGTGTATGGAAGATGCTGTCATATGCGACAGTCTAGGCACTATCCGCCCGTGAGAGCATACCCCTGTAACGCGCCACAATGCCCACTGTGACACGCTACCCCATCATGGGCATACGACCTAATGCGCTAATATTCTGAAGTCTACGATTGTCGTGCCAAGTATGCGACCATTCGTTATATAGCGTGACCGTTTGTCATTCGATAGATGGTACTACCATTGTGCGCTATGACGGGTAGACTAGCAGTAACAGGGAACGCCAACACGAAAGTACGTGGCACGATGATAGATCCGAAGCAGGATATATGACGTGTCGGACGGTCTGCTCACAATCGTTGTGGAGGAATGATTCATGCCGAAGATTTGCGCGTGTCCGTGCTATGGCGAGGAATGCGACCGGGTAGAATGCCCGTTCCAGCTTGCCGAGGATAACGTGTGCCTGTACGAATCCGACGACGAAGGGAATGATCGATGAAGACTAGCAACTATCAAGAGGTCCGGGATGCGCTCTACCATCGTGAGAGATTCACGCACGGAAGCCGCAACGGGAACCGCAACGACTACACACGCCGGGACGCTACGTCTACCACCTATAGCGTGTGGAGTTACAACACGCTTATCCTCACATACAATCTCAACGCGCACAGGGTAACGTACTTCGACAACCGGTATTACTCTCAGACGACATCCCGTCTACAGTCCATGATTCGCGCCGCATTCCTCGATGAGGTGGGTGGTCTCGTCGCCCGCGTGGTCTATGAATACTAACACCTAACATAACTAACACCTAGCATAACTAACACCTAGCTTAACAATATTACGCTGGCACTAAACCTCAAGTGGAAGGATAGACTATCATGCGCCGCATGACGCGCCCGCAATACCGCGCCATGCTCGCGATCAAACGCGCCGTATCCGCACCGACCCCTAAGAAGCGTTGAGAGGCGCTGTAAGACTTCGGGCATACAGTATGGACTCTGAGTCCACTAGACACAACAATGCGCCACAGCGGACACTGTGACGCGGAGATGGGGTATCTAATGGAGTGGCAAGCTCGCAGGATAGCGCGGCGTCGGCACATCTTGAGGCTACGATCCGTGGAACGCGCCCAGTGTATGTTCTTCACGCTATGCGCGTTCTCGCTGTATGCACTATGCCGCTAGATTGACCACGGAAGGAGACTACAATGGACAGCACTCGCGTCGTATTCCGCACGTTCTCGGACGGTGAAGTAATAGCACTATTTCCGGATCAGACGTGGTACGACCATCAGTCGGACACTGTGGACAGCTACATGCGCTTCGGCCAACACGGGGCGGCATCGTACAGCTACGTTATCGCGCATACCCGCCCAGCGACTCGTGACCAGTACCTCGATCTCGCTGCTGAGCTGACCTCGATAGGCTACGACCTCCACGTAGCGCATCGGCGCTAACCCTCGCGGAAGACTCCGTCCTCACCTTGCGTCAAGAGTATCACTCGCTCTTGCATCTCCTCAACGCTCGGCTCATGTGAGTTATCATCCACGACCACGTTGACCTGCGTCTTCTCCACAATGTCAAACATTGCCTTCTGAGAATGAAAAAACAGCAGGGGATTTAGCGCACTACTCCAGGCCGCTTGTTCCATGAAGGATCGGAGCGCTTCCTTGCACACACCATACGCAGCGGCACGCTCCGGATTACTCTGGTCCTTCTCGATCTGTCCCATCCTCGCGAGTGTTACTCCATTCCAGAGCGCCCAGCATCCGATGGTCGGTGGTATCTTGTTGTCGTATGCCCAGGTGAAAAACGCCTCTATCTCCCTGAATGCGTCACTCGCTGTCGCCGGAGGCTTCACAAGCTCGCCTCGCGCCACGAGCCACTGGATAGCCGCGAGTCGGTGGCCCTCGTCCTCAAACAACTTGTTGGGAGATACATCCAGATTCCGAGTACACTCCAACCGGTGCGCTATGAAGGGAGATACCATCGGATCGTCGGGATGGGTCGCATACCTCACGAGAGAGTCAACTATCTTCTCCTTGCTACCCGAATCATGGGGATGCTTCGCGAGATCTTGCTCTCGCGTCATGCGACCCGGAGGCCGTCCTATCCTCTTGCCGTTCTTACTGAAGGTCGTCATGCCCCTACTTCGTACACGTCTTGGTCATATCCACTTTTGTCTCCTTAGTCGTGCCGCACCTAGTATAGCACACATCCTCGACTTCGGCAAGATGCTACCTCTACCTCTGGTAACTTCTGGCAATAGTGCCTCTGACCTGCGCGACTTTCCCGATTCGACCACCTCGGATTATCGCTATCTGTATATGCCATTAGTACCGACCTGCGAATATCCTCAATATTGACCCGAACGCAATATGTTTAGTACCTTGCTCTATACTCTTTCATTTATTCCTTTATCTAATAACTTTACTACCTCCTAGTAGCCAACAACTACAAAATATTGATATCTTCTCGAATCCTCTACTTTCCGCAGGGTATCCCGCAAAACTAAAAAAATGGATAGGTGACATGTCCTTGTTGTTTACCGAAAAAAGTGCTATACTACTAAACACGCTGGAAATCCCCAACAGAGAGGTTCGCCATGAAAATGCACTTGGTACGTCGGGATTCCATCCCCGCCCGCCGCACCGTGAAACGGAACCCGGATGCGCCCGAGGCCCGATACAGGACCGACGGCACGCGGATCAGACTCACGGGATACGACACACTCATCCGAGAGTTTCAGCGCGGCAGCGATAGCGTGGTGGAGGTACGATTCTCGGATGGGCACCCCGATACCATCTATCACGGACTGCTCTCGGCCTGTCACGACATGCCCGCGCCTGAAATCGACGTGATGCAGCGCGGGACGCGGGTGTACCTGACACGCGGGGCCGACACGGACAAGATCGCCCGCGCGGAGCGGAGAGAGGCCGTCCGCGACACACTGCACACATTCGACGCGAGCGGGGCGCACACTGAGCGCATCGACTGTACGCCCGAGGACTTTCCGGCGCTGTACGCCCTGTTCCAGAAGCAGCGGACGGCGCAGGGGCTGGGGAATGTCCGTGTCGGTCGTGCAGCAGGACTGACGGGTATCGTGTTGACGAATACAATGGTGGACTGACATGCCACACACCGTAGTATCCGAGATTCCATCGTGGGGCTCCGTCACACCGTCCCCCGTCCGGCCCGTCCCCGTCGCTCGCGGGGCAAAGAAGAACGTGAGCACACAGACATACGCCGCACTCGTGGAGGACTTCGAGCGGTCGGAGGATACAGCCGTCGAGGTCGTATACGACCACACCTTGCAGGTGCCGCACACACTCTGGACTTCGCTGAATGCAGCGCGCGGGCGGGACTACCTGCACATCGAGTGCAAGATTCGAGGGGACCGGGTATTCCTGTGTAAGCGAGGCGTACCCGGCGTGGTGCTGCTTCAGGGACGGCTGGGGCGATCGATGCTGCGTATGACCGCGCTCACGGTCGAGCGGGACAGGTTGGTGCGGGAGTACGAGTCTTTGGGCGCGCTGACGGAGACAGTCGGGGACATAGTGCTCGCCGCGCAGCATCAGATCGAGGGTGCGATGAAGCGGGAGACACAGAAGCAGACGCGGATACAGGAGAGCATCGCCGCGCTCAATGCTGCGGGAGAAAAGTAGTCATTGACAATAAACGCAGTAGGGTGTAGCATCGTAGAAGTAAGGGTGCGCGGGTGCGTCGGCTACAGGTACGGCCCGCGACCGAGAGTCATAGGACAAACACAACGACAGAAGGAGCAGGACAATGGCACAGGCGACACGGCAGGATTGGGTTCCGGTAGTACCAGCGGTCGAGAGTTACACGCTGAGTCTCACGCCCGACGAGGCGGACACGCTCAGCGCGATGTTCACCAAGCATGTTGCGCCGGGACACATGATCCAAGCCACCAAGGCCGATGTGACGCCATTGGACTTCCCCAAGCCGGGCGAGAGCATGGACATGGATTGGGACACCGGACGGAGGCGCAAGTCATGACCGAGGCGTGTGCGCGGGTCGTTCATGGTGACTTCCGCAATCACTTCGGGTACTCCCGACTGCCGGGTCTGGTGTTCTCTGACCCGCCCTACAATCAGGGCTACCACTATGACGAGTACCGCGACAGACTGCATGAGGACGAATATGCCGCGCTGCTGCGGTATGCGTTCTCCGGGCATCGCGCCGTGGTCATCCACTACCCAGAGGAAACCATCAACGTGCTCGGCCCTATCCTCGGAGCCTGCGAGCAGGTCGTCTCATGGGTCTACCCGTCGAACACGGCAAAGCAGTCTCGGCTTGTGTCGTGGTGGGGGTGTGCGCCCGACCTCCGACGCGTCGGGCAGGACTACAAGAACCCAACAGACAAGCGTATCGCCGCACGCATCGCTGACGGAAAGCGTGCACGGCTCTACGACTGGTGGAACATCAATCAGGTCAAGAACGTGAGCAAGTCGGGCAACCCGCATCCGTGTCCGATACCCTACGAACTCGCCCGTCGCGTGATACTCACCACAACCGAACCGGGGGAGCTGGTGGTGGATCCTTTCTGCGGAAGCGGCACCATCCTCCGCGCCGCGCTCGATTGCGGACGCAACGCGCTCGGGTTCGAGATAGATGCGCGCTACGCCGAATATGCGGCAGCATCACTCGACACCACCTCCCATGGCGCGGGTTTGCCGGACTATGAGGATATCATCATCGGACGCGGCACCATCTACTTCGACTAACGTGTACGGTTACACCCTCACGACCCCGCAGGGTGTCGAGTTGGACTCGCACTGGGGTATGTACGGGTACGAGTACGAGTACGCGAAGCAGGAAGCGATGGACGCGGCAGACTCATACTCCGCCGAGGAGATTCGTCAGGCAGACCGCGAGGAGATCGAGGCAAAGATATCCGCGCTCCGTGACTCACTCGCCGCTATGAATAAGGAGGCATGAAGATGGATACACTTTACAAGGTGCTCATAAGGGGTCATAAAGCATGTCACGGGGGGTCATTCACCTACGACCCCGCACGTCCCTCGCGTCCCGGCAAGTGGACGCCGCGCGTCACTCATACGCGCCTGTGTCAGACAGGCTATCATGTCTGCACCCTCGACCAGTTCTCACGGTGGCTCTATGCCGACTCGGACTCACTCCTGCCGCTTGAGATATGGGAGTGTGAAGCCGAGGGCGTGACTGCGGCAGAAGACAAGTCGGTGTGTGAGCGCATCCGGCTCACGCGGCTGGTCGGCACGCTGGACGCGTACGACCTGCGCTGGCTCGGCACCATCTTTGCGGAGCGCGTGCTTGGCAACACCACCGATTCGCGCGTGGGTGAGTGCATCAATGCCGTGCGTGCATATTCGCTTGGATTCTTGGACGCGGACGGGTTGTCGGCGGCAGAGTCGGCGGCAGCGTCGGCGGCATGGTCGGCGGCATGGTCGGCGGCAGAGTCGGCGGCATGGTCGGCGGCACGGTCGGCGGCACGGTCGGCGGCACGGTCAGCGGCATGGTCGGCGGCAGAGTCGGCGGCATGGTCGGCGGCAGAGTCGGCGGCAGAGTCGGCGGCATGGTCGGCGGCAGAGTCGGCGGCAGTGTCGGCGGCATACTCGACGCAAGGACAGGATATTCTCGACTACCTGCGGGACGGTGCGCGATGAAAGACTGTCCGTGGGCACCGTGCGGAGGCGTTGTGGACTACCCTGTGATTTCCCTGTTCAGCGGTGCTATGGGCCTAGACCTGGGCCTGGAGTCGGCCGGCCTGGACATTCGCGTTAGCCAGGACTTCGACCCTTGGTGCGTCAAGACAATGGAAATGAACGACCGCACCAACATTCCCGGTGACATTCGGGCTCTGCTGGAATCGGATCCGGAGTGCCGGAACATCCTCAAGACAGCAGGGCTCAAGCGTGGCGATGCCTTCGCCGTCGTAGGAGGACCGCCTTGTCAAAGCTACTCAACCGCTGGAAAGCGGCAGGCCATTAATGATCCCCGCGGCAGCTTGTTCAAGCAGTTCGCCGAAGTCGTGGACAAGACCCGGCCCCGGTTCTTCGTTATGGAGAATGTGAAGGGCCTTGCCTCCGCCGCCGTAAAGCATCGGCCCCTGGATGCCAGGGGTGGCAAGCCCACCGCCGATGAATTGCCGGGCTCCGTGTTCCGCATCGTTCTGGACACCTTCCACGCTCTCGGCTACTCCGTGGAATGGGCCGTGCTGGATGCCGTCCACTACGGTGTGCCGCAGTTCCGGGAGCGGCTGGTGATTATCGGATCCCGCGATGGTGAGCCGCTGTTCCTGCCGAAACCGACGCACTTTCCCCAGCATCAGGATTCCGCCCACCGTTGGGCTCTGCTCGGGGATGCCATCGGCGACCTGGAGGACAATCCCGGCCCCTGTGCCGCCTTCAGCGAAGACCGCCTGAAACTGCTCCGGCAAGTTCCGGAGGGTGGCAACTGGCGGTCGCTGCCGAAGGATCTTCAGCCGGTGGCGATGGGTGGTGCCTTCGAGTCCAGCGGCGGCAAGGTCGGCTTCTATCGGCGGCTCACCTACAACGAGCCCAGCCCGACGCTGATAACTTCGCCGGTACAGAAATCGACGATGCTCTGCCACCCCAGACAAGACCGGCCGTTGTCGGTGCGGGAGTATGCCCGCATCCAGCAGTTCCCCGACAGCTGGAACATTAATGGCGCAATCGCCCACGCCTACCGCCAGATTGGAAATGCGGTGCCGGTGGGATTGGGTCAGGCCATCGGCCAAACCCTCATCGCCATAGCCGACGGCGAGGGATCCAGAACCTTCAAGCGGCTTCGCGGAACCAGCGTCCACCGGGAGATTAGCGGCAGCTAATCCGGCTCCGGTCGGCACCACGCAGTGGGTGACTGGTACGAGGTCACACGCGAGCCGGTGTCACGTGGATACGGTTCCTATGAAGCGGGCAACTACGCGGCTGCTGGCATCGCATACAGGGTGCGTGCGGCGTGGGACTGGGTGTGCGGATTCTTCGGCTACATGAGGGGGAACAAACTCTGATGGGCTATCCTGACGACCTCATGGACGAGGCGCGCGAGGCGGAAGCCGACATGTGCATAGGGGACTGTGCCGAGTGTCGGTGGGCGGACGACGACGGGGAGTGTACACGATGATCCGACGCATCCTGCTCCTCGCGCTCCTCTTTGCGATTACACCCACCATCGCGTTAGCGATTACACACTACTCGCAAGCGTATACGAAAGCCGCGATTCGGAGCGAGGCTCACGCTGAGGGTTACGGCAAGGCACAGACCGCCGCGCTGGTCCACCTCGCGTACCACGAGTCTCGGTGGCACAACTTCAGCCGGAGTAGCGGAGGTCATTTCCTCGGTGCGTTCCAGATCAAGTGGACGATGTGCAAGGGTAATCCGTGGTCGAATCCTCGATGGAATACGAGGCGAGCGATACGATACCTGAAGCACAGATACGGCAGTCCTGTCAAGGCATTGGCCCACTATCACAGACTTGGATGGTACTAGACATGATCCTGAACCCCGACAACATCTGCCTCGAATGTGGAGACCCGAAAGGACCGGAAGCCATGACCTGCTCGAAGTGTGAGAGTGGCACGGTACACCAACTCGGTCGTCCGCAGACCTACACCGACGAGTACATCGTCAATGTCATTCGTACCGGCGAGTGCTACACTCTTGACTCGCTGCTCGAAGCTCTCAACCTCAAGTCGAAGACGACACTCATCAAGCGACTGCGTAAGATGCGCGATGCTGGACTTATCGAGATGGTGGAGCGGTCTCGTCACGAGGGATTCCTCATCACGGTCAAGGAGTAGATCAAGCCGGATGTCGTACACCCTGTTCAACCATCAGAAGGATATCCTCGCGCTACTGACTGAGCACGATAGGTTCATGCTGTTGGCTGAACAGGGCGTGGGTAAAACGCTCGTCACCCTCGTCCACCTCTCCAATCTCATTCTCGCGGGAGAAGTCACAACCGCGCTCATCATCGCTCCGCTGTCGGGGATTGGCGCGTGGCGACGGGACATCGAGAAGTTCCCGCCCGAGCGACGGGCTGCGCTCCGCAAAGCCATCGTCCTGTGTAACTACGACAAACTGTCGCGCAAAGGCTCGAAGTATCAGAAGCAGATGTGGCAATCGTGGGACTTCATCGTCCTTGACGAATCGCACGCCATCAAGAATCCGTCAAGCAACCGGACCCAATATTTCATCGGCAAGGGTAAAGCACTCGGCCTCGTGAGCAAGGCGAAGTATGTCTACCTGCTGACCGGCACACTCATCACCAACAGCCATCTCGAAGACGCATGGGCACCGCTGCGTGCGGTACTGGGTGACGACTGGCTGTCGTGGCCGGACTTCAAGAGGCAGTACCTCGTCACGAAGAACCTGCCCGGATCGTATGCAGAGATAATCGTCGGCTACCGACACCGCGCCGAACTGCTCGCGCTCGCGGCTCAGTATTCGTACCGCGTGCTGAAGAAGGACTGTCTGGACCTGCCGCGAGTGCAGGACGACGAGGTCGTGCTGGTCCCATTCGCTGACGGCACGAATGCCGAGCCGTTCGGTAAGACGACGAAGGCGCTCTACGACGATGCACTCGAATCATATGTCGAGGCACTTGACATGGTGATGGACAACCCGCTCGTCCGCATGATGCGGCTGCGTCAGATAGTCACGGGGCACATCAAGGAGTCCGACACCGTAGCCGAGACTGGGTGTAAGGTAAAGGGTGAGACTTACAGGCTCAACTCGCTCAAGACCCGGTACGCGGTCGAGCTGATTGAGGCGAATCTCCCCAAAAAGACGGTCGTATTCTACAACTTCACGGAGTCGTGCGCCTCGCTAGAGGCGGCGCTGAAGAAGAAAGGCATCGCGTACCTCACCCTGAATGGCGCGACGAAGGACAAGAGTGTGTGGATGCAGTTCCAGTCGGACGACACGCCCGTCTTCATTGCGCAGTACCAGTCCGGGGCGAGGGCTATCGACCTGTTCGCGGCGTCGTACACCATCTACTACGAGCCGACAGATTCGTCCGAGATCATGGAGCAGAGCCGTGCGCGCACCGACCGCAATGGGCAGACTGAGAGCTGCGCTTATGTCATGTTGCTGACCGAGGGGAGCATCGAGGAGGACATGTATCGGTCCCTGTGTAAGCACGAGGACTTCGCAGAGGAGTCCTACCGTGAGATAGCCCGAGCGAGAGTGAGAGGAGCGTAGCAATGCTGGACGATTGCGACTACTGTGGGGTAGACAACCCCACCTGTCCGTTCTGTGGACAGTCGTGGCAAGACGACGATCATGCCGTTGACTCGCAGGGTGACTATCTGGTGGAGTGTGATTGTGGGGCGGCATATGTGGTGTGCGCCGACTACACCGTCGATTACTCATCCACTCCACTTGCGTATGTTCACTATACAACACCAGATGGCGAGGCCAAAGACGGATTCTGTGACATGGAGTCCCGCACGTACTGCGGCGCGGATTATCTACCGCCAAACGGGATCGGTCGGTATGTCTATGACCGATTGGGTAATCGCTCACTAGTGACACTAGACGCGGTGCATGTGTCCGAGCGATGAAGCGGAAACCAAAGAAGCCGCGCGTGTGCGCGGCCACTGGAAAGCGGGTATACCCGACCCTCGGCGCGGCGATTCACGCGGCTATCGGATCGAGCACTTCGTTCGGAAAGGCGATGAGGTACTACCGCTGCGAGTCATGCAAGGGATACCACTTGACAAGCTGGGTCGTCACTTAGGATGGGTATCCCCGGATGCGTCCGGATTCGCGGGGTTGGCGACGACGGTGAACTCATCCGTGTAGAACTGATAGACGAGTTCGCGAAGGGGGTTGACTTGATACCGAACAGTGATTTGCAGGTGATAGCGCCCCGGTGGGAGCGTGGAGGGAATCGTGACGGGTCGGACGATGCGCTTGGGCGTCAGTTGCACCGGCAGAGCGGAGTCGTAGCTGCCAGCGTCGTACACGATGCCGTCCACGAAGGCGCGGGTGGCCTGTCCGTCGATGTCGAGGAGTTTGATGTAGTCGTCGCTGTACGCCGTGGTCTGCCCCTGCATCACAACCGATTGCGACATGTGGGCGTTGGTCACGCGCAGCACCTCGTAGGGCGCCAGCATCCAGTACGCCGCAAGCCCCACAACGGCGAACGCGACAAGGAATGTCATGTAGACGAGGGCAAGCACGGGGTTGAACCGGGAACGCCGCATGTGCGCCGCCATCACTTCACGACCAATCGGGGAATCCAGAGGTACAGTCCCGCCACCGCGACGATCTGCAAGATGAGGGCAACGAGGCCGAAGACGATGGTCTTGACGATGATGGGAGCGTAGATAGTGTCTGTTTCCTCGCGGTGCCGCTTGAGTGCTTTGACGAGCGCGAGTTCGATGAGTTCGTCCACGCGCTCTTTGTCCAGCCCCCGCCGTCCGGCGCTACCAGCGCGGTGTTCATCGATCATCGAATGCTCGTTTCTGATGAATCGGGATAGGCGGAACCGCCGATTCGTGAAGACGGACGAATCACCTGTTATTATATCATTATCCTGCATAACTTGCAAACCCGCTTGATTTGTAGTACAGTACCCTCACCTAGTAGGGAGCGACAGAGACATGGCCGGTACACGAAGGGGTCGTCCGCCCGGATCAGAAGTTGAATATCTAGAGCAAGATTGTGGTCACAGTACCCTATGCTGGATTTGGCAACGGCGCTGTGACAAGGGCTATGGAAAGTTGTTTAGGGACGGTAGGCCGCAGGGGGCGCATCGCGTTTACTACGAACGGATGGTCGGCCCGATACCCGAAGGGTTGGAACTCGACCATCTCTGTCATCAGCGGTCGTGTGTCAATCCCGCACATTTGGAGCCGGTGACTCACGCCGAGAACATCCGCCGGGCGTGGCTGGCTCGGGGGCGGAAGCCCAAACCCTATCCCCAGAAAATCCTTGCGCCCATCGAGCGACTTATCGCATGTGGAATGCGTCGGGAAGGCGCTACGCTCCGCGTCATAGCTCAACAGTTTGGTATGAGCGAGTCGGGTGTGTCTCGGCTTTGCTCGCGGGAGATGCGATGAAACGAAGCAATCCCGCCCCTGAGACCCCCTGTGACCCGTCGCAGGTCGTCGTGGGCGATATGGTCACAGCGACCCGGTGGCCTCGACGGTGGAGGTACAACAAGGCGATGCTCGTGACGGGTATCGTAAGCGTCATATTAGACGGGGGGTTCACGTTGCTGACGGCAGGGGGATACCATACCGTGCGCGTATGCGACGTGGTGAAGGTGAAGCGAATCACATGAATGGATACACGGTTGAACCCATCGCGCGCAGTCTCGTGGTAGACTTCATCGAGACGTGGCATTCTACCGAGACGCGGTGTAAGTGATGACCAACTATCCTACCATCCCACCCACACTAGCCGCCGCCCCCAACTGGCTCGGCTACCGATTGGTAGATACTGGCAAGGGGCGATTGTCCAAGCCGCCGGTGTCGCCCAAGACGGGCATCGTGTGTGCCAAGAACGACATCACGAACTTCACCACGCTCGAAGAAGCACTCGTCGGCATGGAGCGGTACGATCTGGACGGCGTCGGCTTCGTCTTCACTGACGGGTTCGTCGCCATCGACCTTGATGACTGTTTCGACGAGACAGGCGCGCTTCTCCCTGTGGCGCAAGATACCTTCGACCACTTCAGCGGCACATACTGGGAGTACAGCCCCAGTGGGAACGGGTTGCACGGATTCATGGAAGGCGTCAAGCCCAACAACCGGACCAAGGATGCCGCGCTCGGTATCGAGGTCTACTCCAATGGGAACTTCGTGACCGTGACCGGCGACCGTGTCGAGGGGTCTGGAACCGACGCGCTGCCGATGCAGGACGCGCTGGACTGGATATATGAGACCTATCTGCCGCCCATCATCTCAGCAAACGCAGAAGAACGCCCCGTCGAGCACGGCACCCGCACGCCGCAGGAGTGGCTGGCGCTGGGACTGGCGCGCGACGAGAAGTTGATGACCGTCTACAACAACACCGACCACGGCGGAGACGAGTCCTCGACCGACTTCTCGCTCATGTCGAAGTTGGCCTACTGGCTCAACCGTGACACCGCCGCGATGACCGAGGCGTTCATGGCATCCCCGTGGGTCCACACCAAAGACGCCGCGCATTCCAAGAAGCTCGAACGCTCCGACTACATGCCGGACTCGATTGTCAAGGCCGCTGCGATGTGCAGCACCACGGCATTCGAGACCTCGAAGCTCTACGAGACGAAGGCGGTGCGGTTTTTCAGTCAAGCGGGAAGTGACGACATCGAGGACTTCCCGCTGAAGGACTACACCGATCTCGGCAACGCCGCCACGCTCGCGCAGATATTCGGGGACGGCCTGTGCTATACGCCTCAGTGGGGTTGGTGTTTCTTCAACGGGTCGCGTTGGGAGACCGATGTGCCGTACCGCGCGATGAATGCCGCGCGTGACATCGCCCAAGCGTTGACCGATTGTGCGAAGGCACGGCTGGACCGAGCCACCGAGGAAATCGAGGCGGACGGCATCTCGGCGCAATCCGACGAGGGGAAGCGTCGGCTGAAGCCCGCGCACGCGCTGTACGACCACGCTATGAAGTCACAGAGCGAGCACGGCATTACGGCGATGGTCGCACTCAACAAGGCATACATGATTGCGTCCGCCGACAACTTCAACATCGACCCGTGGTTCCTCAACACGCCGTCCGGCGTCGTGGACCTCAAAACCGGCGAGTTGATGCCGCACGACGCGAAGTACCGGCTGACCTCGATGACGAGCGTCGCTCCGGCCAAGGTGCCGACGCCGATGTTCAACGCCTTTCTCGACAAGGTCTTCTGTGGAGACGCCGAACTCATCGAGTTCGTTCAGCGCTCTCTCGGTTCCGCCCTCGTTGGTAAGGTCTACACCGAAAACCTCATCATAGCCAACGGATGTGGGTCTAACGGCAAGAGTACGCTATTCAATACGATGCAGTATCTCCTAGGAGATTATGCCACGAGCATCGACCCGAACCTGCTCATGTCGTCCAAGGCGAACGAGCAGCAGGTCGGCATGGCGATGATGGAGGGCAAGCGTTTCGCGGTGGCACAGGAGACCGAGGAAGGTCAACGCCTGTCGTCGTCCATGCTGAAGCGCATCGTATCGACCGACATGATGGTAGCCAAGAAGCTCTACAAAGACCCGCACGAGTTCATCCCGTCGCACATGCTTGTGCTGTCCACGAACCATCTGCCGAAGATCAGCAGCACCGACACCGGCACATGGCGACGCATCGTCGTCCTGCCGTTCGAGGCGACTATCCGGCCCGAGGAGATAATCACCGACTTCCACTCTATCCTGATGGAGCGTGAGGGTCCGGGCATCCTTCAGTGGGTCATCGACGGCGCGGTCAAGTTCTACGAGATGGGCTGTGACATCCCCATCAAGCCCGCCGCCGTGGTGCGTGTCAGCGCGGAGTATCGCGTCGAGGAGGACTGGGTCGCGGGATTCCTCGGAGAGTGCTGCACACCGGGAGACCCGCACAACGAGGCCATCATGGTCAAGCACAACGACCTGTACCGCATCTACCAGCATTGGGCGAAGAACCGGGGCGAGTATGTCCGGAGCACCAATGCGCTCAGTCGTGCGCTTCAGACGGCGGGATTGCGCGGAAAGCAGAAGTTCTACGACCCCGAGACCAAGGCGACAATCAAGATATGGTTCGGGTTCCAGTTGCTTGACGGTGGACGATTCACACTGACACAGGGGAGTGCCAAATGACAACGGTCAACATTTATCACGGGGATGCTTGGGAACTCGCTGAGGACTTGGCGCTATCAGCGCCACAGTCCATCAACACCATCGTCACGTCGCCTCCGTACTGGGGTCTGCGCGACTACGGCGAGCCGGGGCAGTTCGGGTTGGAGGCAACGCCCGAGGAGTATGTCACTAAGTTGGTTGACCTGTTCGCGCTTCTGCGTCCTGCACTTCGTGACGACGGCACAATCTTCTTGAACCTCGGGGATTCCTACTTCACGAAATCTGCGTCCGGCCGTCTTCCCACATCGGGTTCATCGCGCCAGGCTGACCGCAACTCAGACGCCACTCCTGATCCCGTGCCGACGCGGTCCCTCGGAGACGCGCCGATTCCCGCATCTCTGGAGTCCACGCCGACCGAATCTTCTCCGCTACGCCCGGCAGACTCCCGCCCGTCGGATACGCCTTCGGTTTGCCTGCTGTGCGGGACGACATTAGCGCCCGGTGCTCGGGAGTCCGCTCATACGCCGGGTTGCACTTGCGGCACTGAGCAGACTTCGGGCCCATTGGGGCACCGCACGTCGGGCATGGATTCTTCGGACTTGGCATACCCACATTGTACCACACAATCCCTCAAGCCGAAAGACCTCATCGGCATCCCGTGGCGAGTCGCGTTCGCGCTCCAAGCGGACGGCTGGTATCTGCGGCAGGACATCATCTGGCACAAGCCGAATCCGATGCCGGAGTCCGTCACCGACCGCTGCACGAAGTCGCACGAGTACATCTTCCTGCTGTCTAAGTCTCCGCACTATTACTTCGATCACGAGGATATCAAGGAACCGGCGGTGTCGGGATACAAGTCATCAGACTTCATACCGAAGTCTGACAAGGACAAGGCGTTGCTTGATTCGAGCATCCAGACTTGTGCTACAGGCGCATCGTCTAACAACCGTACAGACGAGCATGTATCAACCCGTAACAAACGCGATGTGTGGACGGTGCCGACCGCTCCCTTTGCCGCCGCACACTTCGCCACGTTCCCGCCCGCACTCATCACCCCATGCGTACTTGCGGGTTGTCCCGAAGGTGGAACGGTTCTCGACCCATTCGGAGGTAGTGGTACGACTGCGATGGTCGCTCGTGACAACGGACGCAACGCCATTCTGTTCGAGTTGAATGCAGAATACATCGAGATAGCACGGACGCAACGACTGGGGGAGACGGCATGAATCCCAAGCGCAGATCGCTCGATGACCTGTTCGATCCTCTCGATGACGACGAGGAAATGGACGAGTTCGACGGGTTCGTCATCATAGAGGTTGACACGCCGGACAGTATGTGGGAGACTCCACTATGCCTGTTCGGATTGGGCGATGGCGATGGGCGTTGTGCAAAGGACAGGTTCGGATGCCACATCGAGGGGTGCGAATACGCGACCCGACTAGACTAAAGGACAACGGCACATGACACAGCAAATCTACTTCTACGACACCGAGACATTCGCACACGACAATCTGCATGTGATGAAGCGGCAGAGTGACGGAGCGACCTACTCATTCTGGAATGACAACGAAGGTGTGCAGGACTTCATCGTGCTGCACAACCCAGTCTTGTGCGGGTACAACGCGCGAGACTATGACGCCTACATCTTGAAAGCGACCCTGCTCGGTTGGACACCCGAGGAGATCAAGGTCGTCAACGACACCATCATCCACGAGGACGACCGGACGATGGTGTGGCGGCTGTTCGACGGGTCCGCATGGGTGGAACTGCCACCCATCATCGACCTGTTCCCCGATATTGTCCCACGCAAGGGTCTCAAGGAGATCGAGGCCAACATCGGCATGAGCATCGTCGAGTCGAGTGTGCCGTTCGACATCGACCGACCGCTGACAGCAGATGAGCGCGAGGAAGTGCTGCGCTACTGCATCCACGATGTCAACGCGACGAAGCGCCTGTACGACCTGCGTTTCGACTATCTCAAGAGCAAGTCGGACCTCTGTGAACTCAGAGGCGTCGATCCGCTGACGATGCTGAAGCACTCCAACGCCCGCATCGTCTCCGAGGTCTTCGAGGCGCAGCGATTCCATGCCCCGTTTGAGACCTACACTATCCCCGACAACATCGACCTCACGGCGATTCCCGAAAGTGTCATCAAGTATGTCGGTAAAGTCAACACTGACAACTGTACCGACACGCAATCCGAGAGTCTGCCGTTCCTATTCCACGGATGCCCGACCGTCGTGGGGCTGGGTGGTATCCATGCCGCCGTGCCGTCCTACAAGGAGACGGCGACCGATGAGCGTGCCATCCTGATTCAAGACATCGGATCGTTCTACCCGTCGCTCATCCTCAACAACGGCTACATGAGCCGCGCCGTGGCGGATCCGAGCGCGTACCGGCAGTTCTACGACATCCGGATGAAGGCCAAAGCGGACGGCGACAAGGCTACCGCCGAAGCTGCGAAACTCGTGCTGAATACGACCTACGGCACGATGAAGGACACCTACAACAAGATGTTCGATCCGATGCAGGGGACGCTGGTCTGTCTTTCCGGTCAACTCTACATCATCGACCTCATCGAACAGATGTACCGCGCAGCAGGAGACGGCCTGACGCTGGTGCAGCTCAACACTGACGGATGGATCATCTCGTGCCCTCGCTCGTCTGTATCGACCGTACAGCGCATCGTAGAGGCATGGCAGCAGAGAACGAATCTGACGGTGGAGACCGACGAGGTTGAAACCATCGTTCAGGCGAACGTCAACAACTATGTCCTCCGGTTCGCCACAGGTAAAGTCAAGGCGAAGGGTGGCGTCGTCGCCAAGTTCGAGGGTGGGGACTTCAAGTCCAACAGCGCGACCATCATCGACAAAGCGGTGGTGGACTATCTACTTGACGGCGTGCCGGTCGAGACCACCATCAACGAGTGTGACGACATCGAGCGATTCCAGATAGTCGCCAAAGCCGGATCGTCGTTCAGCAAGGTCGTGCAGCAGCAGTTCTATCCCGATAGTGAGTCGGCAGCGAATCCCGTCGAGATTGAGGTCCAGCGCGTCAACAGGGTGTATGCTACGACCGACCCCTTCATGGGTGGCATCTTCAAGGTCAAGATGGAGAAGTTGGACGTCACCGCGCACGGCGACAGTTACGATAGGTTCGTGGACGGCGTCGAGACGGCGCGTCAACGCATCCCGCTCACACCTGAGCGTTGTTTCGTGGACAACGAGAATCTGATTCAGAAGTCAGGAAAAGGCTTGACAACACTGGACCGCGCATGGTACATTTCATTGGCACAGAAGAAAGCCCGTGAGTTCGTGACCCGTGATAAGAAGGAGAAGGAGCAAATGGCGGAGACAGCGGAAAAGACCAATGAGTTGCAGCAGGGCGCTGAGGCACCGAAGCCGACGCGCAAGAAGGCCGAGTCCGTAGTCGAGCCGACGCCCGTTCCGTCGTTCAAGGAGCGTCTGTTGGCGCTTCAGGGTGACATGGCGAAGGCCGCAAGTGGAGTCAAGTTCGACGGTGTCGTGAGCAACATCAACTATGAGTATGCCGATACCCAGCAGTACAAGGCATGGTTGTCCGCGCTCTGCACGAACCACGGCATCATCTTCAAGTTGGCTATGACATGTCAGTTCCTCGGCATCATCTCGCCAGAGAAGGACAAGGCTCTTTACGCGGCACAGGCCGATGGGGAAGTCGAACTGGTAGACGCATACGGCGATGGATTCATGCGCTATATGGTATCCGGTTTCGGCAGCAACTATCAGCCGGGATACTGCAACGGTGGCGCGCAGACCAACCTGCTTCGCAACTTCATCCTCAACAACTTCCTGCTCGACAACAAGGGCCGCGAGGGTGACGATCAGGTGTTCAACGCCGCGACCGACAGTGGCAGCAAGGTGGGATATGTCGCCCCCGCTGAGAAGGCCCAGATGAAGCAGGGCATCGCGGATGGCAAGGCCGAGGACGCAAAGTACGCGACCGACATGTTCGTCAAGGCGCTGTACGACAAGATTATCGAGGCTCAGAAGTACAAGCCTGACTTCGGTGCCAAGATGATTTCCGAGCACTTCACTGAGGATGGCACGCCTGTCCTCGGAGCGACCGGCAAGTCCACGATGCTGAAGCAGACCGCCGTCACGGGTCTGACGAAGTCCGAGGAGATCATCGCTGAGGGTGCGAAGGTGGCCGAGTAACATGCCGACACGCACTCAGCGGGAACAGCAGATGAACGTCGAGCGGGAGGACGTGCCTCCGACATGGGTCGAGGGCACCGAGACCGACAAGCCGGGACGCGCTGCACGGCGCAAGGCCGAGCGTGCCGCACACCATGAGCGCAACCTGAAGATAGCGAGGATTCTCAATGGCTAAGTCCTTCAATCCGTGGGAGTACACCGAGGACAAGACGCGAGTCCGCGTCGTCGGTGGCCCCACGAAGAACCCGAAGAAGCTCACGGGCACCCGGATCGGCGCGGTCCTCGGTCTGAATGGATACAAGTCGGACTTCGGCGTGTGGTGCGAGATTGCGCGGGTGGCCGAGGAGCCGTTTACCGGCAACAAGTACACCGAGGCGGGTATCGCCATCGAGCCGAAGTTGGGCGAGTGGTGCAAGGAGAATATCAGCCCGTATATCGTCACGCCGGAACAGTGGTTCAAGACTTCGGAGAAGTTGTACGACCACTTCCCCAAGGAGCCGATATTCGGTGGCATGTGGGACTTCCTCGTGCTCGACGGGCCACTCGGCAAGGGCAAGCCCATCGGACTGGTCGAGACCAAGACCTCGTCCCGCCCGCAGGACTGGACGGACGGTGTGCCCGCGTCCTACGCGGCTCAGGCGCTTCTGTACGCCGCGCTGCTCGGTGTGGACCGGGTATTCGTCCCCGTGGCATTCCTCGATCCACAGGACTACGACGACCCGTCATCCTTCGTCTGCACCGAGGACAACACCTTCATCTACGACCTGACGGTGTCGGGTAGTGACATCGTAAACATGATGGCCTGTGCGATGGACTGGTATGAAGCGTCTGTCGTCGGGAATGTCTCGCCTGTCTTCGACGAGAAGAAGGACAAGGTCTTTCTTGACATCATGCGTAAGAGCGAAGTCAAGAGCGACGGACTCGAAGCATTAGCAAAAGAAGCTGCTATTCTGGAAGCCAAAATAGAGGATGCGGTTGCTAAAGCGGGACTCGCTGAGATGGAGAAGTCGCTCAAGGCTATCAAGGACCGCATGAAGCCCGAGTTCGTCAAATTGTTCACAGACAAGGACGATGTCGTGTCGGCCTACGGCTGGAAAGTCAAGCGCACGGACAGAGAGACTATTGACAAGGAGGCGCTGAAGCGGGATAATCTTCTAGCACAGTACACCATCTTCACCGCATCGTACACCATGACCAAGGAGAAGAACAATGACTAACGTGGTCGGCAAGGGGAAGCCGCAGGGCTTCAAACTCATCGACGAGGGCGTCCAGACGCTTCACATCACGAATGTCAAGGGTCTTCCGCGCGACAATGTGACCGTCGTCACGATGGACATGCTCAACGCTGAAGGTCTCGGCTTCAACGGCAAGTACCCGCAGAAGTACGATCTGGCGAGTCAGGGCGGATATGCGGCCTTCTACTTCCTCGTGCTCAACGGGTTCGGCATCGACCTGAACGAAGGCGACCAGTTCGACATCGACCATCTCGAAGACACCTATGTCGAGGTCGAGATCGTCCACAAGGACGGCACGAATCCGCGCGACGACGGCACGTTCCCGGTCTTCGCAAATATCAAGTCCACCATCGGCAAGGGTGTGCCATTCGACGGAGCGGTCAAGGCTGCACCCGCTGAGGAGTGGGAGGACTAGCATGGGTGAGGTCGAGTCGGCCATCCAGAAGCGCATCATCGGCTATCTGCGCGGACTTGACCAGACTTATGTCGTCAACATCGGAGGAGGGGCATCGACCGCGAAAGGCACGCCAGACATTCTGGCGTGCCATCGCGGTCGGTTCGTCGCTTTGGAAGTCAAGCGGCCTGATAGCGACTACGGTTTGACCGTGCCACAGAAGATGCGACTGACGACCATCAAAGCATGTGGCGGCGTGACTGGGGTCGTCAGAACACTCTCTGACGTGGTCGCCATCATCGCACAACTAGACGAGGAGGAACGGAATGCCGAATGACAAGCCGGTGATCATCGAGACAATCGACGGCGAGGAGTACGACATCGAGCAGACGGACAACTCTGTGAAGCCCGAGGACGGCGACCAGAGTGCTGTCGATCAGATGCCGGTGCTCGACGCAGACGAGGAGGCGGACGAATGAGCCTCCCGACGCGCAGGGCGTATCTGACATATGTGGCGTCACAGATTGGTGTCAAAGAGAAGCCGATGGGTAGCAACCGTCAGCCCTATGGGGTCGCCTACGGGATGAACGGCGTGGCGTGGTGTCAGGAGTTCGACTGGGACTGCGCGCAGCACATGGGCGTGCCGCATCTCAAGACGGCCTCCACGATGGCTGCTGTGGATCAGGCCCGCAAGAACGGCACATGGCACGACGGCACGAAGGGTATCAATCCCGGAGACAGCATCTACTTCCACTGGGCATCGAGCACGCGCGCCAAGAATCAGCCGGATCATGTCGAGACGGTCGAGAAGGTGCTGGATGATGGCGGCATCCAGACCATCGGTGGAAACGTGCAGAACATGGTGCATCGCCAGATTCGTAGGTCAAGCATCCTCGGCTACATCCGGCATGACTTCGCTGTGCCCACCACGCCCTCGACGCATCTCCCGCCCGACATCCGTCCGGGGAGTAGCAACAAGGTTCTCGTCACTCGGATGCAGGAGATTCTGATTCGAAAGGGTTTCGGTAAGAACATCACCGCTACGGGGTTGTTCGGTCCCAAGACGGTACTCGCGCTCATGTCATTCCAGCGCAGCGTTGGACTGACGCCTACGGGCGTGTGTGGTCCTCGCACATGGGCCGCGCTTCTGAGATAGACTGCGTCAAGATCGACTGAGACCCCCGCGCTCTCGAAGGAGAGAAAGGTAAGCGCGGGGGTCTCTCTATGCTCGCCCGTAGGCGGGATAGTCTATCCGACGAGCGTAGTCGCAATCCAACCGACCGTAGTCGAGCGGGTCGCGTCCGTCCGGTAGAAGCGCAAGTTGAAGCCCGTGGTCGATACCGCAGACACACAGACGCTCGAAAACTGAGGATCGACCTCGTTCTGTGGAGTAGCCGTCACGACGGGCGTGCTGCCAAACGGGGTTGAGAACGTGATGGCGGTGGTGTACCCGGTGTTGACCGTCCCTGTGAATGTGTGAGTGCCGCATTTGATGGGCAGCGCGGCCACATCTGCCACCACATCAGCAATCCCCGTCTCGATGTGGTTCAGGTCGGTGTCGGTGATGGGGTCGGTCAGACTCCATGTTTTAGGATTGTACGCCATTGTCTTCTCCTTCGGTTAGTCGATACTGACGACGGCGACACAGGTTGCGTCGGTTCCGCCGTTGAACGCTCGCTTGATACTTTGCATCACGACCGAGAGGTAGTTGTCCCACCGGGTCGTGAGAATCGGGGCGGTGGCCGAGACCACACACGCCGCGTCTCCGAGGATGTAGTTCCACACGCTGTACTCACGGTCACTGATGAGTTGGAGATTGACCACATCGCCCACCTTCAACTTCGCGTCGTCGCGCATCGAGAACTCGAACCGGGTAGATGAATCCACGGCGTTGTAGTGGTCGAGCATTGCTATGAGTTGTGCAGGGTCGGACGCGATGTCACACTTGACATCCACCACATCACCCGAGGCATAGTAGGTCTTCTCGAAGTTCTGAGACGAGATGGTGACTTTCTTACCCGTCAGCGTGACGTGGATGGTCGTGCTAGTCGGCTCGACCGTGAACACCGTCGAGTAGGTGTTGTAGACCGGCGTCCCGCTGATGGAGCCGCCCGAGGTGATGTCCAGAGAACCGCTGTCGCAACCGTCGTGGGTGATGCGGACCTCGACCGGATCGGTGTTGACGAGCCGCAAATCTCCATCGAAAATCGTGCTCGTGGTCGCGTCGGCGGTGTAGAACGACAGAGTGCTCGTGAGTCGGTTGATGCGCGTTCCGGTGTCCGTCTTGGGGCGGTCATAGACCCGCATCTCCCCGACTGTGTAATCCGGTTTGTCGGTCAGCGTCGAAGTGACCGATAGAGACCCGTCATCCCGGTGGATGAGATACGCGCCCACATAGGCCGCAAGCTGTGTCAGGGCTTCCCTGTGACTGACTGGCGGGATGGGGATGTACACGAGGACCGAATCAAATGCCGGGTCGATGGTGTAGTATGCGTGCCCATCCGTGTCCCACAGAACGAGAGAGTCTGAGACAAGGCAGGTATCCGCACCGAGGATGTAGTTCCAATGACCACGGACAGGGAACCGCGCGCTGGTCAGAATCTCCTCGAACAGTGTGGACGCGGGAATCCCAGCAGGATCGTAGCGTCCGCCATAGAAGATGTCGGGGTCCATGACCGAGGTGAAGGACAGCCCCTTGAATGTCGCGTACAGGTCGTCGTCACTGACCGTCATTGGCTGAAGAATCTGCTGTGTCATCGGGACGGTCTCTATGACTCCATCGTCGTACCGATACCCGAGGGAGAGGCTGATGACGCCGGGAGCATCCAGTTTCTCAACAATATCAGGACGGACGAAATCGTAGCCCGTCGCAGGTTCGCCGTCGTACACCGCGTTCTCCACGACGACTTCGCAGGACTCGAACGGCAGAGTCGCGCGGGAATAGTCGAACTCACTGGTTATTTGCGCGGTGATGGCGTTCTTCGCCGTCAGGTTGTCCGCCAACCAATCATTTGTGACGGGAGTGGTGTCAACCATCTGATGCGTCTCAACGGTGCCGACAAGAACACTGGGGGCCGAAACATCGGAGGCTTGGTTGGTTTCCCAACTGGCAGAGTCGTGGACGAAGGGGCGCAGAAGGATGATGCCGTCGTGCGATGGGATGGTCACGGACGAGACAGCAGAACCGTCATTGATGTCCGGCTGCTGTGATCCGTTGATTTTCGTATACGTTGCACCCAGCGCCACAGTCTGCGAGGCGTCGGTCGGGTTACACAGATTGAGCGCGTGTTCGTACTCCCGAATCCACACGCCGCTTGGAAGCAGCGTGGGCGCGGTGCCGAGCGGCGCACCCATATACCCCTTGCCCGCGCCCGCGTTGTCGAACTCGTCAGCCCACAGCCGCGTGTTCACGTCGTGCCCCTGCGGTTCCCACAGGAAGGGTGCGCCGATCAGCAGGCAGGATGTGAGTCCGAAGCGCATCACGCGGTAGTCGGTGTCGCTTGGCGGGCTGGTTACGGCGTAGGGACCGAGGGAGGTGTAGGTCGGCGTGCGGCCCGCTGCGACCTCATCGAACATCGACATGTGGTCGGGCACGCTGTCGTAGGGTCCGCGTATGACGAGGTTCCACATCGCCAAGTCCCACGCGGCGGTCGGCTGCTCCTCGCGGTACGCACCGTCGTAGGCGGTCGGGTTCGGGACGGGCTGGTTCTCGATTAGGATTGCGTCACCGATGATGGCACGCAATTCACTTGAGATAGCACGCGCTCCCACGTTCCACGCGGTGTTGAAGTCTGTGTAGTCGGTGACGAGCGTGTTGGAGCGGTCTACGTCGATGTTGCGGGTCTTGCCAGCGGCGACGATCCAGCCCTTGCTACCATCAGCATCGTCAACCATGAGGCCGTCCCAATCAGAGGCGGCGAGCCACTCGCTATGGGATCGGATACAGTAGTCCACCCACGTTTCTGCGCCATGCCCCACGTCAACCGTTGGGCAGACGTTTGTGAGGTCCATGACGGGCGTGGTCACGCCCCATATGCACACGACCTGCGCGATGCGTGAACCCGCCGCGTGCGTGTGTACGCCAGCGTTGCCGATGCCGCGTGAGTCGAGAGTCAGCGTTGAAGCGCCCACGGTGCCGATGCGCACCAACTCATAGTTGCCGTGCGTCTCGTCACCAATGACAGCGAGTGACCCCTCATCGAACAGGTTCATCTCTGTCGCCGTAAGGTCAGAGGCGTAGAAGTCGGTTGCTTCTGTTCCGCCGTCGTAGCGAGAGATGAACAGGTTGATGGTGGCGGCGCGTTCGGGCACGGCGTAGTAGCGAACCAGCTCATGCCATTCCCCGTCGAGCGCGATAATCTGGTTCCATGACGCGCCGGGGGCTGCGAATGCTGCGCCCTCTATGAATACATCATCGGCATCGCGCACTTCGTATGACGCGCCTATCCACCCGGTGCCGGTGCCCTTCATCCACAGGGAGTTGTAGAACAGTTGCCCCGGCGTCACGGACGCACTCTCGATGAGCGCGCCGAATGTCGCTCCCGTTGATTGCTGCACGCGAACGGCGCTGCCACCCGAATGACCCGCTGAACCGACGACAGTAACGGTCGCGTCGGTGTCGAACGCCCCGTACTTTGTGAAACCGTCCGGTACGCCGTCTGAGTTGCCGTCTACGAAACTGCTGTTGAGTCCAGATTCCGTGGCGAACCTCATGGCGGCAGGCGTTACGATATATCCGGTCGTAGCGATGCTCGACGCCAGTGTACTACCGACATTCGTGAGCATCCACGCCGGTTGCGCGGCCTCGCCCATCGCAGGCAGGGGCCACGACGCGGGATCGACTATCGTCGGGTACACGGTCGTTTCGTCGTTGTTCATACCGGTATTGCCGCCGAGAATCTTGATGGCGGGATTGATGGCGCGCACGGCAGCGTCGTAGGTCGGGTTACAGTCGCCCATCAGGTAGATGCTGTCGAAGCGGGCAGCGTCGGCTACCGGCCAGTTGTCGGTGTCGGACACGCCCCATATGGGGCCGGTGCGCGGGTAGTCCATCGACTATACCTCGATGAGATTTGCTTGGACGTTCGTCCAGTATTTTGGATGACCCTCGCCGGGATTCGGTATCTGAATCGGTTTGCCCTGCCTATCCCCGACATACATCTTGATGTCACGGTACAGCATCCTGCGCGGGTCGTACACATGGAAGGTGTTGACGAACTTGCCGCCTTGTGCGCGGTCCCAAATCTTGAGTAGTTCATGCATCTGTTCGGCGGTGAGCGCGCCCCAGTTCATCTCTATCTTCAGCTTATCGTCCCCGATGACCTGACCGACGAACTTCCCGTTGGCGTTGCGACCATCGTTGACGAGCGTCGAGATGGTGACATTCCCGCTGTCAAGCGCGGGTTCGGGAATCGCTATGCCGGTTGATGTCGTTACCCACGCCATTATGTAGTCACCCTCACAAGACCCGCGTTGATGCCCGTCCGCCTGTCGTTGGCGCGAAGCACATTCCCGACCTTCGTACCATCGAGATACACATTCCCGTCGCCACCGGACGATGCTCCGTCCATAGCACTCGTGACCGCGCCGTAGACGGCCTTAGCCATCGCCTCGACGAATCCGCTGTTCTCAAGAGGCATGACGGTGTTGGAGTTGCCGCCGAACGAACCCACGAGTTCAGGACCAGCCTCGCCTGCGACGAACATGCGCCCCTGCGTGACGGAACCACCAGCAGCGAGGTATGGAATCCTCGTGACATGACTGACGCCCTTCATCAGTCCCGTCTTGTCCACAGCCTTCGCAGCGTCGATAATCTTGTTCAGTATGGCGATTGGTCCGTTGTTGATGGAACTGATGAGGAAGTTGATACCACTGCGGAACACCGACCGAATGACATCCCAAGCCTTCGAGAGTCCTTCAGACAGACCATCCCACACCGTCTTCACGGTGGTCTTGATGAGGTTGAATGTCGGGGTGAGGAACTTCATAATCGCGTCCAGCGGACCCTTGATTTTGTCGTACACCCAATCCCACGCTACCTTCGTAGCAGTCTTGATTGTGTTCCACGCTGTGATGATGAGAGTACCGATAATCGCGAGCGGAATGGTCACGACAGCCTTGATGACACCCCATGCCGTCTTGATGATTCCACCGATGAACGCCCAAATCGGCGCGGTCGCCTTAGCGATACCGTTCCACGCACCGACGAGGGTGTTCCACAGATTGATAGCGCCAGCCTTGATTGAGTCCCAATTAGCGACGATAGCGATGACGCCCGCAATCACAGCGGCGATGAGCAGCGCCCACCATCCGACAGCGATTCCTGTGGCGGTGGCCAGAGCGGTCAGGATTCCACTACCCGTACCGAGTTCAGCGAAGAATAGACCGATACCTGTGGTGACATCTCCCGCTGTGAATATCGCCATGAATCCGGCGAGACTCGCAGAGATGCCCCCAACGATACCGCTGAGTCCGCCCATTCCGAGGATCCCACCGAAGAATCCAGAGATGGTCTTGACAATGCTGATGATGCTGCTCAAACCCTTGAGCGCCATGAACGCCGCGATGAGTGCGCCGACCGTCTTAGAAGCGTTGGGGTGCGCGTCGAACCACTCCACGATGACTCGGAAGGTGTCGAGTACCGCCACGCCCACAGTGTTCATCGTCCAGATACCGAGGGGAACCAGAACCTCTTTCCAGAACTGCGTGAAACCCTGCCACACATCGTTGATGAACGGATTGAGTGCATCCCACAGGCGCTTAGCAGCGTCGATGAACGGCTGAAGCGGCTTCAGCGCGTCACCCACGCTCTTACCAATCTTCTTCATCAGGTCCGCGAACGGCGTGGTAAGGAGTTCTGCCAACTTCTTCTTGATGGCGTCGATGGTGCTACTGATGTTGGAACCGGCACCGCCGCCACCAGCGCCGCCCCCGCCTCCCCCACCACCAGATGAGACTTCGGGCTTTACGACATTGAGTTCATCAATTCCTAGGAGATAGTTCTTCATTGCCTTAGCGGATTTGGCAGCATTAGATGTGTTTTTAGCGGCCTTCCCCATGCTGTCCGCGACCTTAGCCGCAGGCACATCGGGAATCGTGAACGCCATCTTCGACATGTCCACGCCGAAGAACGACGCCAGCGCGGTGAACGCCTGTCCTATCGCCTGAACAAACCAGATGATGTACGGAACCACAGCCTCTAACACCGGAATGAACAGCGAGCCGATAGCCCGTGCGGTGATGGAGAACTGGTCGCCCAGAACACGCAGGAGGTTCGCAGGCTGCAACAGCGTGCGAGCCATGTCACCCTGCGCGACCTTGCTCGACTGATACGCAGCGACGAGACGCAGAAGGGTCTTTTCCGCGTTCGTCATGTCCGCGACATTCTTGCGAATACCCATCGAGAGCGCGAGTTC